AGGATTTTCTACGAATTCTAATTCAAAAGTTTCGGTGTCAAAAAAACTAAATCCCCTTCTATCATCAACATCATTCCAATAGAGTTGATATGGATTTCCAAGATAGAAAATTTTTCCGTTGTTTGATCGAGTATGGTAGTGTCCAGAACAAACCATTCGAAATTTATCGAACATACTTATATCCATTCCGTGTTGTTGCACATTTCCTGGATAAACACTGAAACCATTTAATTCAAGGTGTCCAAATGCAACTTTTGATTTACTCTTTGAAATCTTTTCCAGAGTCTCATCACGATTCTCCGGAGAAATCCAGGGAATCATAAATGTTTTTAGTCCAGCAACTTCATATTCACCAGGACTAGAAATGGGAACAATGTTGTCATACTCTCTTAATAAAGACTCAATAGAGTTGACTTCATTTGTATTTTTATAGTATGCATCGTGATTGCCTACAATCTGATAAACAGTAATTCCAAGATCTCGGAATTTATCATACACATTTTCTTTAGCCCAATTCAGAGCCCAAAAATCCACACTTTTACGATTATCAAATGCATCTCCCAAATGAATGCATTGTTTAATATTTCTTTTTTCTAACTCTGGAAAAAAGATCTCTGCATAAAACTTTTTAAAGTAATCGTGAAAAATTTTACTGCCTTTTCTGGCACCATAATGAGTATCAGTTACACATGCTATCGAGGTCATTGATTCATCTTTGTTTGAATTGCATCTTTAATACTATTATACTCTGCACTATTAAATCCGTCACCATCCACAGTAAATACTTCGTCATATCCAGATCTTTCAATGATCTTTGCACGAATTTCCATTTGTTTCTTTTCTTTTTGAATTCTTCTCAAAAATGCGTAATGAATAATTTGAGTAAAATAAGCAAAAGGATTGGATGATTTTTCTGGATTAAAGTTGTGAATGTATTGAACACAATTTTCAATTCCATCACAAATCATATCTTCCCTAAACATATAGTTAACGAAGTTTGGTTTGTATGATAGGTGAGTAGCAATCTTTAGAAAACACTCCCCAAGATAATTACTGATTCTTGGTTTGTTAGGACTTTTCCAAGTTTTTAGTTCTTGTTCCGTAATTTCTGGAAATTCTTTTTCTGCAGCTGCTCTAAGTTTTCTTTTATATTCGACAATTGCTTCAAAGAAATCTTTATTGTTTACATAATGTTCGGATCTTTTTCTTTTTGGTGCCAGCATTTCATGAGTACCGATAGGTATTAATTGTTCTTATTATAACATAATATTTAATTGTTGACAATGTTGACAAGGCCCGTGAAGTTGGATATAATAACTCTGTAGGGTTTCAAAGATTTGGCTTATCTGTGGCTTTATAAAGCTTTTCGAACTTTATACGAGCTTCTGCAACGGTTGATAAGTATCCCATTTCGGCACTAAGTTGGGAATGATTCCTTCTTATGTTTTGTTGTGAAATAAATTTACCATACATCTCCAGAAGATCCTCATCATTGACTTCACTTATTGTAACTATCTTATCCATATCCAATAAGAAAGTATCATCATCAGCAAATCTAATCCATGGATCTATTTTATATCCCTGCATACCCATATGTTTTATGACAACAGTTTCGATAGTTACTGGATTACTGAGAATCAATAACATTCTTCCATTTTCCTCAGATGGAGTTACTAAAGAAAATATCTCTTCTCCAGAAATTAATTTAATTACAGCGTAAAATTCTTCTTCCATCATTCCTTTAAGTTTATTTGTACAAATTCGTAATTAAAGTCTTCTTCATTATAAATTTTGACTCTCTCTATTAAGTGATTCAACGTATAGTTTTTTCTTGAATTTTTAGTACAATCATCAGCAATATCATAAAGAACTGCTTGAGTTTTGTTATCTCCCTTTCTTAAGACTCTTCCAATTGATTGGAGATTTCTAATTCTTGATTTACTGGGTGAAGCAAAAATAACATTATGTAGATTTTTAATGTTAATTCCTGTACTAAAAGTACCGTATGAAGCTACGATAATTGCATTATTCTCTTTTTCTGTAATCTCTCTGACCAACTCTCGTTCTTGTGCATCTACGCCACCGTGAACGTAAAAAACTTTACGGCCATTCTTAACTGAACTATTTATCATCTCATAAAGAGGTTGTCCGTGAGTTTCAACTCTAGAAAATAGAATAAGAGTATTACCTTTCAAATCTAGTGCGAGGTTTTTAATGAAATTATTTCGTTTTGGATGACCAATGATAAACTGAACTTCATCTTCAAAATTTTCAAATATTTGTGGATTATGTTTTAGAATTAAAATTTTAATTTGAAGTTTAGAAAGATGTCCCTTATCAATTAATTCTTTAGTCTGAGTGACTTTATATGATGGCCCAAACAATCCTTCCAATATCCATTTATGAGTTTGAGTTCCATCGAGTGTTCCTGTAAACCCAAACCTATATTTTGTATTGTCCATCTTAGTCATAATGCCGACTAAGGACTTGGATTTAAATTGATGAGCCTCATCTCCGATTACTACATCAAACTCTTCGTAGAACGTCCTAGGCAGTTTGTATATGGACTGCCAGGTGGTAATGACCACTGGGTATGCGTTTGTCTTCTCACGACCACTATAGATGCGGTGGCAGTAGTCCTCAGCGTTCCATCCATAATCCTGAAAATCCTTGAACATCTGTTCAACAAGAGATGTTGTAGGAACAACCAGAAGAATTTTTTCATTTCTTTCTGCAAAATATCTGACAATAGAATATATCATCAAAGATTTTCCAGACGCAGTTGGGGAAATTAAAAGTTTACGATTATATCTAAGCGCATCATAAACTGCATCTATTTGATAATCTCTAGGTTTATGTCTAGAAATTTTAGTCACATAATCCTTGACTCCCTCATAAGAAATCATTTCATTTTCTTCAAAAGGAGTTCCATAGAACTTATTGTTTTCAAATTCTACCTTGTAATCGAATTTTTTAGCCCAAGAGACTACTTTGTCTAAAAGTCCAACATAAATTTCTCCAGTGTGAGTTGAAAATAAACGAATCTTCCCATCCCAGTACTTACTACGATACTGAGGCATAAACTTTGCACCAGGTACATCAAAGGTAAAATGTTCCGACAATTCTTGATAAATGTGCGGTTCAGCTTTTACTTTTAAATATATTTCGTTCTTTTTTGAAATGATAAGGTCAGTCATACATTAACTATATCCAGCAATAAATTTAGACCACTCTATGGAGTTTTTTAATTGATACGTTCTATTTAAGATTGTTTTTAAAATACTTTCCAAATAACTTAGCATCATTTGATAATATTCAATTTTCGTATGGCATTTAATAAGATCCTCATCAGCATCTAGATACTTATCTAAATCTGGTTTGAGAACTTTGTGGTCGAAGGGTTTTTGTATATAAACTTCTGGATCGGATTTTCCAGTGTAATATTGCCATTTTTCTTTTTTTAATATTTTATATTTGTTCTCTTGAGCTTTTTTGAGAACTAATATATTATTAAAAATTTTATAATACTTTGCGTGAAGACTTGGAATTTTGATTGATTCTGTATGAAGATTGTCTGCATCTATTTTAGAGTCTTCTTCCCATAATTCTTGAATTGCATCAAGATTCATACTTAACGATGTTGTAGATTGCATACTTAAAACTCACCTGGGCTGTAATATATTGAACATCTTGAGATGTTGCATCAAATTCTAAAGTAGACAAAGAAGTTGGGAACATTCCTTGAAATACTACTGAGGCTGATGGATTGAAATTACTATTATAGATTATTAAAGATCCATCCGAGAGATTTGGGTCTTGACCTGGATTAACCGGATCACTTAATCTCCATTTATCATATTCTGCAATACTATCTGGATACCCAAGTCCTCTCATCCAGTTTTGAATTTCCAAATAATTTTCCAAATTTTCATCAACATTAAACTGCAAAGTAAAATCATCAAAAGTTAGTTTGTCCCCAGGAATAGGAATATCTTTTAAGTAAGTTGGTTGAATGGCTACTCCTAAGTTAATTCCAGGAATACTTGCGGATTTTGAGAAAAAATCTACTTTAGGTACTCTAGCTAAATTGAATTTAAATCCAGTTGGGGAAAGAAAATTTCGGTTTGCAATTTGTTTCCCAAAAGCTCCAGTCATATCTTTTATTTTTATTTAGGACAAAAAAAGAGACCCCTTTACGGAGTCTCTGGATAAAATTGTGATAAGAATCACATTAGGTTGGTAACCTTTACTCTTCTGTAGTAACGGTTTGCATTGAAGCGAAGTCTTCCGAGTCCTTGATCGGTTCCTTCTGCAAATGGGTTGGCGACAATACCATAACGAGTCTTGAAGCCAATTTTTGGTTGGAAGTTGTCCTGACCAACGGCGCGAACCATTTGGAGAGGAACATAAGGACAGTAGAAGATACCAGCGTCATATGCGCTAGAACCCTTATAACCAACAACGTAATACTGGTTAGCATCAACGTTTGCAGAATAAGGATCGATGTATACTTTATACTTACCTTGAAGAACACCAGCGAAAGTGTTTCCAGTGTCATCAACGTTAAGATTAGCGTTGAGTGCAGGGGTGTAATCAAGTACCCCAGCCATGGTTAGAGCGGAAGCAACGTCTGCGGAACAGATGATGGTGTTGCCCTTTCCTCTACGAGTTCTTTGTGCGATTGCGTTAGCATCACGCTCGATTTGGAAAAGAAGACCTTTGAACTTCTCAACTGACCAACGACCGTTGGAGTCAACGTCAAGGTCGAATACACCAGGAGTTGCGGTATTAATCGCAGCACCCTGTTCAGCAACCTTATAGATGGTTCTGATGACTTCTCTGTTGATTTCCGCAAGGATTTCAGTTGAAAGAAGATTAGCAAGTTCTGCTTCAGCGTTTAGACCGTGGATTGCCTTAAGGTCTTGTGCAAGCTCAAGTGAATACTCGGCTTTCAG